CTACCAAGATGCGTGCACAGAGTGCGCAGTTAACCCAGATCCTCGTGACATTGAGACAATATGTCAGAGGACCGAAGATGAAGGGTTATCGTTTTTAACGATTACCCTACCCACCTTCAGCCGGGACTTTGAAAGGTCCTTGGCTGATCGGAGGATAGACTCAAAGAGCTTTCTAGCTTTTAGAAAGTTCCGGGCAATCCCTGCTTTTTTGCAAGGTATGCTCAGTCTAATCTTCGATGGACGAACAGGAGAAATGTATGATTCCCCCAGAATACCTCCTGACAGCGTTTATAGCGTTGTTGCAGCTATACGGCAAATATGCCGCAGCTTCAACAAGCTCCAAGCGCGGTGTTCTCCCGAAAGGGAGCAGGCGGCACTCCGGGGCTTCTCAGAAATTGAGCAGTCCCTCGCAACGTTTAAGATCCAGGAAGACGATTTGCGCGATTTTAATCGCGTCTGTCGTCTCATTTGGGATCCTCTCTTTTGTGGTTTTAACCCTGAAGAGTTGATTCCCAAGCATGGACCTGGAGTAACTTCCGAAGGTATTAGAGGTAACTCAAAATACCTTTGGAAATTATGGCACGAACGACTCGAAGATTACTTCCCTTTTCTCGGATTTGCGCTTCCAATTGGTGCATCATGTGGCTTCAGTGATGAAGCTATTGGTGCTACCTGTGAAGCTTCCGTTGAAGAGGACTTCGAAAAAGTGTCGTTCGTCTCTCCCGAGTCGGAAAATCCTTCACGGATTATTTCCGTCCCGAAAACGTTAAAAGGACCAAGGATCATAGCAGCTGAACCGCTTCCTGCACAGTATGCGCAGGGCTCACTCCAGTCGTATCTTTATGATGCGATTGAGAGATATTGGCTTACAAGACGACGGATTAATTTCCGTGATCAGTCTATAAACCAAAGGTTAGCTTTGATCGGATCTAGGACAGGAAAGTGGTCAACACTTGACCTGTCTGACGCTAGCGATCGTGTTTATAACGATTTAGCTATGTCCATGTTTGATGGAAATCCCTTTCTGAGGGATTCTATACAATCATGTAGAACCACGCGTTCGAAATTACCAGATGGGTCCATAGTTGGGCCTTTGGTAAAGTTCGCGTCTATGGGATCTGCTCTGTGTTTTCCAGTAGAAGCAATGTACTTCTTTACTATATGTACTGTAGCTCTACTGCGAAAACGCAACCTCCCGTTCGATCTCAAATCCGTCCATATGGTCGGAAGAGAGATTTTTGTCTATGGGGACGACATTGTCGTACCCACGGACGAAGCTGCTTTTGTGTGCGATTCTTTGCTTAAGTACAACAGCAAAGTAAATCTCGCAAAGTCTTTCTGGACTGGGAAGTTCAGAGAGAGCTGCGGATTGGATGCCTATGAAGGACGGATGGTTACACCAACCTACGTTCGACATTTTCTTCCAGCACACAGGCGACACCATACTGAGATTATCTCAATACTGGCGGCCGCGAATGCCTTCTATCTTAGAGGGTATTGGAATACCGCTCGTAGCCTCTATGAGAGGATCGAGAAATTACTAGGTAGTCTTCCTGTAGTTTCCCGTGATAGTCCAGCATTAGGCCGTATCTCATTTCTTCCAGGTGTTTCCGTCTCACGATGGAACCCTGATCTCATGCGCTTTGAAGTAAAGGCATGGGTAGTAGAACCGATCTATCGCACTGATAGATTGGATGGATACGGCGCTCTCGCAAAGTCGCTTTTGTCTCTTGAACGTTTGAATAGTTCAGACGTATCACGGACGAAGCCTATGTGGAAGATGGACTTGGAAGAACGCCTGCAAGAGGCGATTTCCAAGGATCCGCTTCACTTAGAGCGTGTCGCGCGACACGGCGTCGCTACACTCAAACGCCGTGCGGTTCGGGCCACCTAAGGCCCATTCTGGTTAAGACCCAGAGCGGAGATACCTTGCAATCCTAGGCTAAAGGCCTAGGTAGACACTTTGAGG